CCCCCACCCCCCCAGACTCAGTGGGTTCCCATCACATACTATAATAAGAATAATAGACCCTCCTATCTAGACCCCCCTGAATAAAACCTAGCGACTAAAAGTTACATGTTTGTATTGTACTTGTTACACACTTGTGATATACTTGTAACATTAAAGTAACAAAGGAGTAATATGAAGGTATTAAGAGTAGATGACCTCTTACATGAGATGGTTGTTAAGCAGGCTAAGGAGGAAGGGAGGACTGTTAGTAGGGTAGCTAATCAGATATTGGAAGAGCATTTCGATGACGAAGCTGTTAAGCAGGTTGTTAATAGTTTTTCTAAAGATACCCCCTCCCCAGAAAATACTGAACCCCCAAAGTTTGAAAAAAATCCGATTGCTACACCCAAAGGTGCTACTACGCAAAGAGATTACGGTGAGGTGATGGCTGATATTAGACAAGCGGAGGCTGATAGAGATGAGGAACTGCGGTATTGCCAGGATACTGAGGTTCGTGAACAGATTAATGATAGGTATGCGATTAAGATAGCTGACTTCTGGAAAGAGACAAAATGAAAGACTATCTTATCTTTATGACAGGTATGGCGATTTATATTGGGATAGTATTGTTGTTGATGCTGATACACCCCTGGGTAGGTTTTATCTTCATGCTCGGAGTTTCAGTTTATTATTACTGGCTAGTATCGGAGATGATGAAATGATAGGTTATCTAGCTATGGGGTTTGTCTTGTTTATTATAGGATTACCCCTGCTGTTTGCGTTATCTGCGTTGGGATGCTGGGTGTATTACTCGATTAAGAACCCAAACCAGTTCGACTTTAGCGACTGCCCTAAAGAACAACTAGGCTACAAGTGCCACCACAGGGATGGTGAATGTGAATAACTTCCTACTAGGCTACACAATATTCTTGGCTGTAGGAGTGTTGGTAATAATATATATAAATTGGAGAGAGAAATGAGTAATAAATATCAGCCAGTACCAGAAATTATGCAACAAAATCCTGATGGCACATGGCAACAAGCTATACCACTGCCATTTTATGGACTGAGAAACGTCTGTCAGTGTGGTAAGAAGTTTTGGAGAGAAGAAAACTATCGCAGTCATTATATTGATGTTCACACTGATGGCTTGCTATATAAACGGACTAAAGACGGAGTACACGCTATAGATAGGATTAAGCCATGACCCCCAAACCCCAAGCTAACCAATCTGATGATGTGCTTGATACGATACTAGAAGTAATTATACCCAGAGCTGGCGAAGTAGATGGCATGACAGAGGGAATACATAATTTGGCTAAATTAACCGCCAAACAACAAATCCAAGCCCTCATAACAGAAGCAGAACGTAAGGCTAGAAGCAAAGCCCTTAGGGATATGACTATATGGGCTAATATGGAAATGGCTGAACAACTAAAGGAGAACAAGTAGATGACTAACACCCCCAACCCCCAAGGTAATGGGCTAGATAAGATAGAAGCCATACTAAAAGCGTACAAGAATTACACTATTGAATTAGTTTTATTGTTGCCGAGTAGCGTTAAACACAGAAAACTTAATGCCGACCAAGCCAAACAACAAATCCAACAACTAATAGAAGAAGCCTACCAACGTGGCTATGCAGATGGTTCTATTAAACAAGAAGAATTGCATAAAGAGATACTAAATAAGATAAGGGGTTAAGACTCACCCTCGATAATCTTACGTTCATCTTTGGGAGGTTCTCCGAACTGGAGGATAACTCTGGTGTCAGTTTGAGCCTGTATCTTCTGAGTTGGGCTACCTATCTTCTGACGGATACCTTCTATAGCTAGGTCAGCTCGGACTTTCTCGGAACGTGCGTTCTGGACTAAGTCGGTAGCTGCTACTAATGATAGGTCTGAAAACCTATCCATAGATTTCTGATATGAGACGATGGCTCCCTGCATGTATTTAGCTTGGAGCTTGTTTTTCGCTGCGTTGATTATGAGTTCTGCGGAGCGTTGGTGGTCTGGACTGCCAGCTTCGGAGTTCTTCCATCTGATTACATGAGCATGGTTTGGGTAGGCGGCTCGGAATGAAGGTGCCTTCTTATTACCAGCCTGGATGAGTTTGACAAACTCTTTATCCTCTGGTGTTAGTTGCTGTGGAATTGTTCCGATGTAACGCCCTTTACCCATGTCTACTTCCAGTTAGGACGGATGACTGACTTACCCATCTGGGGTTGGAGTATCATCTCATCTTGTTCTTTATCGTATTTAGCCTGAGCACCGTTTACAGTCCCTAGCTCTCCAGCTGGGATTTCTCGTTGGACAGCATGGATTACACCTTTATCATCTGTCTCGTGGATAACTTCAGTTCTGGCTATCCGTTGATTGCCCTGTGGGGATGTCCGATAAGCGAAGGAGTCTTGTTGGCGAGACTCAGCTACAGTCCGAGGTTGTTCATCTACCTTAAACTCTGCGTGTGCTCTTCGACCTTCATCGATAGCTCTACGTCCTTCTTCGGCTGGTATGTCTAATAGTCCAGTGTTCTTGGCTCGGATAGCTGCCTGATAAGCGATGCCTAAATGATAACGAGTAAATGTCTCACCTGTAAGTGGATTTATTTCATCCATCTCTGGTAGAGTCCGAAGATAGACTGTGTAGATGCCGAACCTCTCGTGGAGTGCCTGGACAATGCTGTCTAATGGAGCGGTGTGAATAGAGACTGAGTCCATGAACTCAGACTGTGGGTCAAACTTAGGTTGGGGTATTTCTTCATCTTCAGGAATAGTTGGTTCAGTTGGAGGTGTTGGGTCATCAAACTCAGGTGGGAAATCTTCGATTGTGATTGGTTCTTCATTATCTACCTATTTGGGTGTGATATTCGTCACCTTCGGGGTGTGATTTAGTTGGCTGTTAAGGTGAGCTACCACAACCGAGGGCAGACTGCTCTCTTTTACTAGCTTGTTATTCTTTTGATACCGAACTGAGTTCTTGGTGGTGAAAGCTGAGTATTCACCGAAAGCTGCTTTAGCCATTTACATTCTCCCCATTTTCTTTTAATTGTAATTCAATAATACCATATCTCCTTTAAGATGGTTTCTTTGTTACCCCCTAACCCCCTGACATAACAGGGGGAACAGCTACATTTCTTCTACTGCAAATAGATTTCGTTTTGATACAGCTCCCCCTCCCCTCAACAGATTGACCTCTGTTAGTGGAAGGAGAGCTGTTCTTATGCAAACAGTGCGTCGTAAGAACAGTGAGTTACCCCTTAATAGCTCAACAATAGCTCGCTATACCATTCCGTCCACAACGCATTGCCCTGTATCGGAAGTCGATAGGAGTATAGCTTTGGGAGTTGCACCCTCTAAGCTATTGCCTCAGAAACCAAAAAACCCCAGCTCCGAAGAACTAGGGTTTGATTTGGATGGTGTCGAATACAACGACTGGGCAGTCAGACTGCCTTACGTTTATTGTACTATATTCCTTGTATTGGTCTACCATGTAATTACAATAATCCATGTGGTATGATTAAGTCAACCTATAAATGTAGAAATGAACTAGAGCGAGGGTAAATGACAAACCAACTACCATATCCACACGAGAAACAGAGAGAGATGATGGTTTCTCCAGCCAGATTTAAGGCTTTAGTGTGGGGACGGAGGAGTGGAAAATCACTAGGTGTAGCGTTGTACACGATGCTCAAGGCACTAGAAAAGCCAGGTAATTATTACATCGTTGCACCCACTTATACACAGGCTAAGTCTATTTATTGGAAAGATATTCTTAAAGTTCTAATCCCAGATGCCATAATTAAAAAGACTGATGAAGGCGAATTGTATGTCGAGTTTAAGCAGGTACACTATGAATTGCAGACTGAGTCAATACTTGGTTACAATATAGACTCTGACCATACTCAAGCTGATGCCCCCAGCACCATTTATCTAAAGGGAGCCAACAATCCAGACTCATTACGTGGAGTTAAGCTGGCTGGAGCTGTCCTAGATGAGTTTGCTTTCTTCCAATATGCAAACGACACCTGGCGTAAGATTATTCGACCTGCTCTAGCCGACCTACAAGGCTGGGCAATATTCACTTCCACCCCTGATGGAGTGCATAATTCGTTCTTTGACATCGTAGAAACTGCAAAAGCCTCTATGGATGAGTATTCCGACCAGACTCAGAACAAGAAATGGTTCTATTCTCACGCAACCATGCTAGATAACACCACATTAGGACACCGAGTTGAAGAGTGGAACGACACTATGAAGGAATATATCCGAGATGGGAAGATAGATGAGTGGGTACAGGAGTGGGAAGCCAAGTTTACAACCCCAAGTTCTCTAGTTTATAACGAGTTTGATGACGTTCATCATGTAATTGACCCTAGTTTAATCCCAAGAGACAACGTAACTTACGCTATTGGCATGGACTTTGGTCTAAAAGACCCCTTTGCTGCGGTATTCGTGGTGATTGACCAAGCCGATAACTGGTATATCTATGACGAAATCTATCTACCAGACCTCCCAGTGGACAAAATTGCCTCAGTATTGCACACCAAGATGGGAGACCAGCACTTCACACGTATTATAGGGGACTCTGCTGGAGCCACAGAGATTGCTTCTCTGCGTAGTAAAGCATTGGGAGACCAAAGAGTCTGGGTTACACCATCCAAGAAGGGCAAGGATAGCATACGTGGCGGAATACGTGCTGTTAAGACTAAGCTATATGTCCGAGAAGGCAGCGGAAAGCCTAAACTATTCGTAGGTCGTAACTGTAAAGCTACTAAAAAAGAGTTCCAGTCTTATAAGCGACTAAGAGATGCCTGGGGAGAAGTCAGTGAAACTCCAGAAGATAAGAATAATCACATCATGGATGCAATTCGTTACCTAGTCTTAGACCAGATGAGCGGTGGTAAGACGATAGCTAAAGCTAAAAAACAATATAGTTCAACAGGAAGGTTAATATCTTGAAATACTTCATTACAGCTGACACTGCATTAGCAGCCTATCTATTCTTATGCGGACTGGAGTTTACCGAGGCTACTCTATGGGTAGACGGAACTCACAGAAAAAAATACATAATACACGATAGCCCAAAAAGAGTTAAGATGGAAGAGGACTTCTACTTGCGAAGAACTACCGTAGCCCCTATGGACTACCATGATGCAAGAATATCTGTGTCCAGGTTTCTTAAAAAGCAAACCCAAGACCCTCGCTTCGATAATCTATAAATGATACAATATAACTAATTGGAGAAAAACAAAATGCAACCAAAAAACAAAAACAATGACCCTATCCAACCACTAAGAGATTTAGAAGTCTCCCAATCATCAGGCGGAGTTAACGAAGCTCAACCTAAAGATGGCAAGGGTACTAAAGAGCAGAAACCAGTTGAACCTAAAGATAGAACTGTTAATCCAGAAGAAGAGTCAGCTAAGTGGCAGAAACGCTTTGACATTGCTAAGACTTACCAGATACCACTATTTGAGAAGTGGTCTAAGTGGTATGACGATATGTATGCTCACGTTACCAACCAAGCTCTAGCCCCCTGGCGTTCAAAGGTTTACATGCCTATTATATCTTCTAAGGTATGGGACTTAATATCTCGCTTCGTACAGTATCAACCAGGCTGGGACATCAATGTCAGAACTCTACCTGTTAACACTTTAGACAAAGACCAGTTCGACCTCTACATGGAGGACATGAATAAAAAGACTGAGAAGGTCAGACTCAAGTTAGACTACGACTATAGCTGTCCATTATTAGAAGAACCAATCCAAGACGAACTTCTTGGTGTTATGTTAGATGCTTGTGTCACTGGACAAGGGGTAGGGCGAGCACCCTACTTACAACGGACTACGGAATATAAGTCTTATGTTCAGGGTGACACAGGTACAGATTACTCGAAGGCTAAAGTCGATACCGCAACTGAAGGTTATAACGCATTTCAAGGTGTTAACATCTTTAACTTCTTCCTAAAGCCAGGAGCTAAGTCTCTTCAGAAGTCTCCCTGGACAATTATTGCTGACCAGATACCAGTTTACGAATTAGAGAAAGACCCCAAGATAGATAAAGCTGCACTCAAGACTCTAAAGGTAGGAGCTATTACTAACGAGTTCGCACAATACGAAGCATCTCGTAACCGACTGGTAACAACTCAAGATGCTGGCTCACTAGATACTACAACTCAGATGGCTCAGATTTATGAATGTACCGATAAAGAGTTTAATGAAGTAGTTGTTTACGGAGTTGGTGGAACAGGCTGGGTAGAACTCTACAGAGGTGAGAACGTCTACTGGCACAAGAAGTATCCACTAGTTCCATTTTATGTTCGTAAGAAACCTTATCAGTTCTGGGGCGAGTCTATCTTTGAAAACTCAGAAACTCTACAAGCTGCTATTAACGATATATTCAATCACTTCATGGACTCACATAACATGGCTGACGGAATGGTTGCTATTGAAGAAGGCTCAGTCGTAGAACCCTACATCATCGAACCAGGTGGAGAACTTCGCTACAGAGGTGAGATGCCTAAACAATTCAAGTTCCCATCTCCAGATGCAGGTTCAGTTCAAACTGCACTTAATGTTATTAACGGAGCAATCGAGAACGCTACTATATCTCAATACGCATCAGGAGTACCGAATAGTTCTACTGACCAAACTCAAGGCACCGCCACAGGTGTTACTAGAATGATGGAAGCTGCTGCCGAGAAGGTTGGCTTCATGCGGTCTAACTTCCGAAGAAGCTGGAGAGAAGTCGGACAGATGTGGCTATCTAATACTCAACAGTTCATGCGTACCGATGTTGTAACTGAGACTAAAGTCAAAGGACAAACACAAACTGAAGTTCTACATCCAGAAGATATGATGGGAATATTTGGTGTAAAGGTAGATGATGGCTCATTCGAACCAATCTCTAAAGACCAGAAGCGAACTGACTTCATGCAATACAAAGACTTCTTACTCGGAGTTCAGGGTGCATCAGTCGCTCAAGCTGAAAGAACCCAAGACCCTAACCAAGCACTTAACCTAGACTTTGGTGAAATATTCCAGAGAGGTAGTGAACACTTCGGTGAAAGCTCATCTCACTTCGTAATTGACAGTACTCAGATTACTCCGCAACTCCCATCCTCACCAGATGCGGTTACTGCACCAGGAGACCCCAACGCACCACAACCAGAAGGCATAGAAGGTTTAATGGATAGTCTCGGAGACCAACCACTAAGTCCAGAGGACTCAGGAGCAGTAGAGTCAACCGACCCACTAGATATAAGCAACATCCAGCCAGACGGTAAGACAATGCCAACCACGTTCCCAGCTAGAAGTATTAACAACCCAACATTAGGAGGTTAGATGTCAGACTATATCAATCAACTAGAAGATAAACTACAGGCAGCTCGTGTCCGAGTTAAGCAAGGGCGTGAAGCTAAAGCCTTAAAAGATAGTGCACCTACCCTATATGAGATTATTGACGGTGAAATATCCCTAGCTGTTAACAAGATGACCCAACAGACACCACTAGACCGAGACGAGTATCTATCTATACATGGACAAGTTGTCGGTATCCGTAGAATACGAGACCTGCTCAACTCTAAAGAAGTCGAAGAAGTCGCAGCTGCCACAGAGGTTGCTGCTATAACAGAGAACTTGGAGAATATTAAGAATGACCAAAAACAAAAGTAAAGCTGAAGATAAAGACAAACAGTCACGAGTAGATAAAACTCATGGCGGTAACATAGTCGAGTCAGTATCATTAAAAGACCTAGAGTCTTTCAACGACTCAGCTTGTAAGCACGAGAACCTAGTCCGAGATAGTGATGAACTGGCTCACAACACATTCGCTTGTGCCAACCTTAATTGCAACGAGATATTCTTATATGATAAAGTAGAAGTAAGTTAATTTAACGAAAATGGAGAATAGAAAATGTCAGAACCAACACCAACAGATGTAGCAGCAGTAGCCGATGCAATAGGCGAACAACCTGTAGCCGAGCCAGTAGCAGCACCACCAGAACCAACCGCACCAGAGGTGCCAACTCCAGAACCAGCCACGCCATCTGACCCCTTCGCTCAGTTCGGAAAACCTACCGAACCAGCTAAACCAGCCGAACCAACACCACAGCCTCAACAGTCAACTGACCCTGAGCCGACTCCGCAGCCTTCGCAGCCTGTGGAACCCAGTAAGCCAGTTGCCGAGGAACCCACTTATCAATCATACGAAGATTACATGAACAGCGTACTGAAGGATGTACCTAAAACTCCTGAAACTCCTGACTCAAGTAAAATCTCACCAGATGACCCACAAGCTATTAAGAGTTTCTTTGATGAATTAGTTAATACTGCAGTCACCAAAGCCGAACAATCCACCGCTAAGAAACAAGCCATCCAATCGTCAGAACGTAGATTATGGGATGAGTCTTTTGATAAATACGGAACTCTTAAAACTAATAAGAACCTACGAGATATGGTTCACTCTATCCGAATGGGACACTTCCAGCGTGGTATTGCTATCACCCCAACTCAAGCAGCTGACAAATTACTAGAGTCACTAGGCTCACAATACAAGCAAGGTGTAGCAGATAGCTCAGTAGTATCAACTATCCAGAATGTCCAGCCAACAGGGGGACAATCAGGTGCACCAGTTAGCACTAGTCTCGGAACAGAGAGCGAGTTAAACGCAGTTCAGACTGGCGGAGAGCAAGCACTTGCCGACTTATTAGATGCCAGAATAAAAGCTGACAATCTTTAGTACTATTGCATAGCCATTTTATAGTGTGATATTATATCCTTGATGCAGGCAAATAACTGCTAAAATAAAAATAAGGAGAAATAGACATGGCAATGTCCACAAACTATAGTAACCCTTCACTACGTGAGGACTTACTAGACATCATCACCAACCTAAGCCCAACTGAGAACCAGTTAGCTACAGGACTTGGTAAAAGTAAAGCCCAGAGTTCAGTTCACTCTTGGTTAATAGATAGCTACGATGCTACTACAACTACATCAGCTGATAAGATTACAGTTGAAGGTGCCGACTTCGGTGCTGGAGATGTAGTTAACCCAACTCGTAGTACGAACTACACACAAATCATCAAGCAAGACTGGAAAGTATCTGGCACAGAGCAAAAGACTGCTCACGCTGGTATGCAATCTCCAAAGGCTTACCACATGGCTAAATCAATGGTTCATTATAAGAACAAGTTGGAATGGTCTCTAGTTAACGGTGTAGCCGCAGCTGGTAACGCTTCAACTGCTCGTGAAATGGGTGGAATATTCGACCAGATTACTACTAACGTAATTGCAGATGCAGCAGTAGCTTTCACTGAAACACTATTCAATGACTACTTCGCACAAGTTTGGGGCACTTCAGCTAAAGCTCCAGATGCAGTATACGTAGGTGCAACTGGTAAAAGAGTAATCTCTGGCTTCACAGCTGGAACTACTAAGTTTACTAAAGTCGAAGATAAGAGACTTATCAACACTGTTGATGTCTACGAGTCAGACTTTGGTGTAGTAAAGATGTTCCTTCATCGTTTTGTTAACGATGTTCTAGCACAAGCTAGCACTGGTAACATTCTAATTCTTCGAGAAGATACTTGGTACATCGCAGGACTTCGTGAACCGAACAACTATGATGCTCCAAAGGGCGGAGACTACGAAAAAGGTGCAATTTTAGGCGAAACAACTCTAGAAGGTCGTTTCGAGTCAGCTAACTTTGCAGCAAAAGGTTTCACTAACCTATAGGACTAAGCTCATCCTAAAACATCTAGCACTCTTCCGAGAGTGCTTTTTGTTTGCTATACTAAATAAAAGAGGAAACTAAAATGCAAACACAAACAGTAGCAGAAAAAAAGTTCACCATCCCCAAAGAAACTATCTTCGATAAGAAGAGACATGAGACTGCCGATAAACTCATGCGTGAAGAAGATAGAGTCACTAGATGGAAGAAAATCCACAGCTTACTTCGTAAACAGAATAAGAAGGCTCGTAAAGAGCAGGATGATACCGCAGCTGACTGTGCCTCTGTTAGAGCTGAGAAAATGTTTAAGAAAACCCCTTCTTCTAAGATGGGTCTCCGCTTCGGAGTTGCCATGCCACAGATGACTTGGAACGCTATTATAGCTTCTGACCGACTTATCTATGGTAGCTGTGACCTAGCTGAGACTAACAAAGAAGAATACCTAGATAAAAACGCAACTAATCAAGTGGTCAAAGACTTAGAAAAAGCCTTCCCACAGTATAAGGTGACATAAAAATGGCAAACACAATCAACCAAGATGACGTTCTAAACGTACTACACAACCAAATGGGACACCGAGTTGCCCCTGGCGGAACAGATACAGACTTAAAACGATATGTTCAAGAGGCTTTCGCCTACTGCTGGCGTTATTATAAGTGGACATTCTCCCTAAAGAGTGGAGTTGTCTCAGCAGCAGATAGCTTATTACCTACCGACTTTGACCTAGATGGCTACCGACTATTCGATGGTGTAACAGAGGTCAACATAGATGAAACACTTGGAGTCACTGGTGGTACATCTCTAGCTATTCAATGGAACTCAGCCTCAAGTCGCTATGAAGTTACCCCAGCTCTAGATGTTGCTGGTAGTGATGTGAGTATGATTTATCAATATGCACCCCCAACTCTAAGTTCAACAGTATCAGCACCATTCCCTTCAGCTTTAACAGTCGCAGAAGCAGCACTCGTATTCGCTAAGATGGGTGAAAACCCAACTCGTGCAGACATAACTCAGGAATGGGACTTAGTTCACAGCTTACTAGACCGACTTGTAGGAAGGGCAGATAACAATAAACCACGTAGACCACGCCATTATCTTGACCAAGCTGGTACCTTCGTTGGCGATACTGGAGCATAATCATGCAACAATCGAACACTCAGCCCAGATTCAAACTCAGAGCAGGCAGTCCAGATGCTCCCTATAAAGAGATACGAGTTATTAACCCTTCTCGTGGGTTAAACATACTAATTGCTGACATCCTATCCAATGATAAAGAAGCTACTATCGGTACTAAGAATATCGAATATGTAGAAGGTGGAGCAGCTCGTAAACGTATGGGTTATAAAGAAGTTGAAGCTACCACTGGCTTAACTAACAACCCACGTGGACTCGGACAGTTCATATCTGAAGGAGCTAATTACCCAATCACAGCAGATGGTGGAACTCTAAAGAAGTACCAAAGTGGTACATGGACAGCTCTATCAGGGGTCACAGTAGACTCAGCCGCCAATATCAGCATTACTAGTTTATTCGAACAAACCTTTGTATGGGACGGAGTTAACGGTGGTGTGTCTTACGATGGTACAACCGTAGCCAGAGATGGTAAGAAGCCTAAAGCTAAGTTTTCAGTTATTTATAAAGATTATCAAGTTGCATCAGGGGTAGATGGGCAACCATTTCGACTCTACTTCGCTCCAGGTAAGAACCCAGGTCGCTTCACTAACAACATAACTCCATCAGACCCAAACGATGTAGCTATTAACAATGTTGCTAATGTCCCAGGAGCCACAGTATTCTCAGATAATGACTCAACAGTTCGTGCTATAGATATAAACAAGAACGATGGACAGAAGATTACAGGGGTAGGTTTCTTCCAAGATGTCTTAATCGTATTCAAAGAACGCTCAATCTTCCAGCTATACTTCAATGCAGATAATGGCTTCGTAGTTGAGAGAATATCCAGTTCTTACGGTGCAGTTTGTCATGGTGCTATCGCCTCAGTCGAGAATGATTGCTACTTCTTAATAGATAAGGGAGTCTATGTTCTAGGTAATGAGCCTAACTTCTACGCTTCTATCCGTACTAACGAGTTATCTTCCAGAGTCAAACCACTGCTACAGAGGATAAACCCAACATATTACGAGAGATGCAAGGCTTACTACACAGATGATAGGTACTTCTTATCTGTACCACTAGATAACGAGACCGAGAATAATGCTCTAATAGTCTATGACCGTAGGTTCTATGCCTGGTCACAGTGGACTAATATCAGAGTTAACGACATGCTAGTATTCAAAGATAACGATAACGATGGTATGTCGTATTTCTACTTTACTGAGTATGGCTCACCTACAATGTGTGAGTTCACCCCTGGAGTCTACAATGATAAGGGTGAGGCTATCGAAGCTACTTTCATTACTCGTGCCTTCGAAGGTAAAGCTATTGACCGAGAGAAATACTGGTACTCACTACGTCCTATATTCCGACTTACCACTGGTGCAGTTCAGATTAGCTACATAACTGAGAATGGCTCAGAAGGTAAACCAGTTGCTATTGCCCCAGTCTTAACAGGTGGACTTGGTACAGATGAGCTAGGTAACTTGTTATGGGGAACATCTCAACAGGACACTTTCACAGATGTGGACTTGGGTATTACATCAGGCACATCGGAGACTGCCTCATCTGAGACTGATAGTAGTCACACACTATTTGATATTGGAGTTAACATCAGCTCAAGAACTCTAAAGGTTAAGTTTACTAATGAAGAGATAAATGAAACCTTCACCTTACTGGGATGGGTAATACTTTATCAAGAGAGAGACACAGCCAGATTTGACGGAGTCTATACGGTAAGATAGGAAAGATGATATAATCGTTACATGGAGCATAAAGCTTAAAATAAAAATAAGGAGATTAAAATGGCAAGTAATTTAGACGGAACAGTATATTGGATTGGTGGTGATGGTAACGTATGGTTCAAAGACGGTTCTGGTGTAAAGAACGTCGGAAAGCCTATAAAAAACTTTGGTGGTAATGGTTTCGACGCTGAATTTCTTTCAGCCGAGTCTCGTCAGATTGACGACCCAAATCCACAGACAACACAAACTTCGGCACCTAGTGGTGGTGAAGTAGACCCAGATGATGCTATGCGAGCATCTCTAAGGGGTGAAATTGGAGGCTTTGGTGGGCAAGTAGATAGTGTCTACGCCTCACTACTATCTGACCTAGATAAACTATTGAAGTCTCGTTCAGGAGAACTAGAGGCTGACTATGGCAAACAGTTCGGTGAACTTGCTGGACAGTATGCAGATGCAATCCCAGAGATTGAAACTAGCTACGCAGCACTAGGAGCAGGAAACTCAACAGATAATACATACGCTAAGAATGATGCTAAAGATGGCTTCGACTCAAGTACTGCAACTGTTGGTGAGAATAAAAAGAAAGACTTAGCTAAACTCGGACAATACGGAAAAGAAAGCCGAACATCTTTTACCACAGATAGAGACACAGCCAAACGAGAAATCGGTAGAGCTGGCTCAACTACAGATGTTAACGCATTACGAGGACTAAGAAACAATGTTGAAAGCAACATCGACACAGCTAAGAAAACTCGGTCTACTCTAGGTACAGACGGTCAAGCGACTAAAGACTTGAGTGCTCTAACTGCTGACGGTGGACGTTACCAAGAAACAGTTAACGCACTAGACGGTATACTTAAAAGCTCACTATCTGGTTCAGTTAAAGAAGCTGCAGTTTCAGCTATCACTGACTCAGCTGGTCTATCTGACAAAGATAAGAAGAAGGTACAAGAAACTTACGGAAACGTATACGCAGAACAGTCCGCACTATAAGGAGGCAATATGGGTTTATTCACAGGGATAGGAGATTTCTTCCGAGGTGCCTTCGGTGAAGATGACGAAGAGAAGAAGCGGAGGAAAGAAAGGGAGGCTAGAGAAGCTGCCCAGCGTAGGCAATCCCAAAAACCACAGCCTTCTAATAATCAGCCAAAACAGAATAGTGGACTGAATTGGACTAACCCAAATAATAATAAGACTAATACTTATAAACCCCCTGAAGAGAATAAACCCCAGCAACAACAACAGACTCAGCAGAGACCTGAATTAAGCACCGATAAAAAAGAGTATGTTGGACTTCAACTTGGTGAAGAGAAGAATAAAACTATCTTCGGTAAGAACGCTGCATGGCTACTCCCAAAGAGTCTAGAGAAAACTCGTGATGTTAAAGCTGACAGGAAAGTCAGTACTACTGAGCAGAAGTTCGTAACTCAGTTTGAGAAACTCCGTCCTGAGCTACAGAAGATACTAGTTGATAGAGCTAAAGAAGATGCCAAAGATAAGAAAGATGCTAATGGGATGGTAGTCCCAGGCAACCAAGCTGCCATTAACACCTTAGCAGCACTAGATAAAGCTGGTAAGATGCCACATGATGACTTCTGGCAGAAAGCCGCAGATGTCGCTAGCGTACCTGGACGAAATATAGCTCGTGTTACTACAGGTATAGCCCAGAGTGTGCCAGGACTATATGACCTATTATCCCCAGGAGAGGGCACTAACCGAGTATCTAAGACTCTAGATGATGTAGCTAAGTTCCAGGATAAATCTGCCAAAGATGCAGGAGTAGAAACAGCTTATAAAGTCGGTAACGTCCCAGTTGAAATACTATCTTATGTAATGCCGAATAAGATAGCTGGTAAGATTGCCGAGAAATTACCTAAAGGTGCCAAGATAACTGAGAACATAGTTGATGCCATTGCTAGGAATATAGATAACTCAGATGATGCTGGCAAGGTACGTAAGTTCTTAGCAGACCGTATGCGTAGAGGCTGGACTCTAGACCAAGCTATTGAAGAAGGTTTACAATCTGCCAAGTATATTGGTGAGAACGCATCTAAAGGTAACGAAACTACCCCAGCTTCAGTCTTAACTGACGTAGGTACTGCAATAGGTGGCTCTTTATTATTCCCAAACAAGCTTCGTAACAGAGGTGGAGACAGCCCTGTGGACAATATCATCCAGGGTGCTAATGATGTTAATGTTAACGGTATAGTCGATGACATAGTTGGTGATACAACCAATAAGATAGATGATGTA